GTACCCGAAGGACAACCTGATGATCGGCCGTATGGGCTGCTGGCTGCCGTGGGAGCCGTCCGAGCACCTCATGGAGAACGTGGAGTATGCGAACTCGCAGCTCAACGAGATCATGCGGAAGTACAAGGAGAACGAGGCGAATCGCGAGCTGTTCTTTGCCGAGGAGCGTGAGGGTGCGATCAAGGCTCAGCGTGAGGAGAACGCCAAGCGTCGGGCGGAGCAGGGCCAGCTGAAGGCTCTGGAGGCTCCCGTTCACCCGGCGGAGGGTGGAATGCGCGAGTGATTCGGCGGCGTTCTTTCAGAAGAACTCATCCTGTGTCGTCTAGCGGTTAAGATAGGGCTCTTTCAAGTGCGAACGCAAGGCCTTGACCGGGGTTCGACTCCCCGCACGGGAATAAACTAAACTAATGTCCGGGTCCGGTCTTTTTTACCCACACTGACGGTCCCTTCCGCTGGGACGCAAGTTCCGAGTTGTAATCGTTGGCCGCCAGCATCGTGGACATGAACGGCTTGTTGTCCACCCACAGAGAGTCCGCACACATGTGGAACTGGGGGTGGTCGCTGGCCTTATACCAAAACACCTGGTCTTCTAATTTGTTCGAGCTCGACGAATTACAGATCACGAGGCACTCATAGTTCTCGGTACACTGGTCCATGAACTGACAGAACATCTCAAAGGAGGGAAACATACCTGCGTAATTCTCGTAGATACGCCGGCGGTTACCCAGGATGTTTTCACGAAGAATGAAGACGAAATCCACGTTGGTGCGGAGATTGGGGGTAATACCGAGGGGGTACTGCATGGTAATCATGGTGGACAGATCTACGTGACGGCCGTTCATGAAGACGTAGCGGGTAGACTCTTCCTTGATCCACGAGGCGTCGTAGAGACAGTCGTCCAGAATGAGGAACGCCCGGGGGTCTACGGTAGACGAGGAAGAACTGCCCCTCTGCTGTTTGAGGGCCAGCTGACGCCGAATGACGTTCATGATAATTTCAGGCTTGTACTTGTCATGAATGAGTTTGGAGGGAACCATATCCTGGAAGAAACGATTCGCCACCTCTGTTCCAGAAATCACGGTTCCAATGGGGAACGCGTCCTGGTTGTGAAAAAGGATATCGCGGACCAAGAAGGATTTTCCCGTATCCTTCTTGCCGATGATGACGATCATGGGAGACTTGTGTGAATCAATCGCACATCTGTCTTTGATCATCCCCATATTGAATTGCCGAATGTTGAAGTTCATTCCTACCCTATACTCATTTCTCAGAAGATAATAAGATGACGAAACACGCATACTCATACAATATTCACAATATTAACCTAACGACGGGGGATTCTATACGAGTCACGGGAAATATTGTAGTTTATTCGGTCTTCTACACGATTGCTGGGGCATTTCTGTCGTATGTTCTCTACTACCTGTTTGACGAGTTCAATGAGAAGTGGGAGTCTAAGGGGCTCCCGTATCAGCTCTTTGACGTGTCGGCCGAAGTGAGTATTATCGGAGTGGTAGCCTTCTGGCTGGTCTACTTCATAAACGTATCGGCTCCGATTATCCCTGTCAAGAGGGGCCTGGAAGATTTCGTGGACTCTTACACTGCCGGTCTCTTCTTCATGTTTGCCATCTTCATTTTCCTGGGAGATCTCACCAAGAAGCTCACCTACATCTTTGATACGTTCGTGGGGTCGCACTTTGACCGAGTGTTCCCGGCCGAGGGTTCAATGCTGGACGGGACGCTGCGGTATAGCAACAGGCAAAAAGCAGGGAAGTAAACATAACGGGAATGCCAAAGCCAACGCCCGACTTACGAACATCCAACATCCAATTGGATGTTCAGAAGTGGACAAACCTCCAGGGGTTGCAGGAACAGGCACAGAAATACTGGGGTCTTCGCCGCATCCAGCCTTACTTTCCCTCCATCCAGAAACTGTTCAAGCTGGAGAATGTGAGGATGCCTTACCATTACGGCCTGAAACTCAAGGCACCCATGCAGACCATTGGAGCAGAGACGATCTATGCCGCAGGAAAGGAGACGGGAGTGCACCTCAAAAAGACGATGCTGTATTCGCCCTACCGCGTGATGCACGGAGAGTATGCCGGAACAGGGCTTCCAAATACGGACGATGTATCCGCCGAACCCCTGCGGATCCAGAGCCCATACAACGCCGCATACGTGGGATCCCTGGCATCCCTGGTTCTATCGGAATCTGAGTGCCAGCATTTCCCTGCAGTGTATGGAGTGTTTTCGGGAATCGCCGAGCGGCATGTCCTAGATATCTCGGACGATTACGAGGATCTGTGCGACCGCCCCTGGTTCTCACAGAACATTGGCCATTTCTTTGATCTGAGGCTACGCAAGCCCGAAGTCCCTGTTCTCCAGTTTGCCGAGGTGAACCCCGAAGTAATTGATCTGGGAGCGGTAGATATTGAACCCCTGGCTGTCCCGACTCCTCCCCCTGCTGCGATCCTGGGTCTAGGGTATGACGGGGATACGGAAGAGACGCCGGAAGAAATGGGAGAATCCGACAGCTGTTCCACAGACTACATTTTCGGCGTCCGCTCGGCTGGAAGCGACAGCGAGGATGATGATGAGGATGACGGGGATGACAGCGAGTCGGAGGAGACAGGGGATGGGTTCTCGGAAGACGAGCACGACGAACCGTTCGCTCATGCGATCTTCAAGGACGCCCCGATCCAGATCACGGTGATGGAGAAGTGTGCGGGGACGCTGTATACCCTGTTCAAGGAGAACCCGGAGACAGAGAAGCGGTGTGCGTGGCTGGCCCAGGTCATTTTTGCCCTGGCGTACGCCCAGCGGACGTTCGCGTTTGTCCACAATGATCTCCACGTCATGAATGTCATGTACGTCCCCACGACTGCCGAGTTCTTCTACTACAACGTCGGAGGCAAGAGCTACCGCGTTCCGACCTTTGGAAAGCTCGTGAAAATCATTGACTTTGACCGGGCGTCGTTTTCGGTGAAGGTCCCGAAGCTGAAGGATTCCAAGTTCTTTATGTCCGACCAGTTTCACCAGGATGAAGAGGCGGGAGGGCAGTACAATATTGCTCCGTTCTACAACGCAAAGTATCCGGAGATCAAGCCCAATCCATCATTTGATCTGGTGCGTCTTGCCACCTCCATGTTCTGGGATTGTTTCCCTTCCGGACCGGACGAACAGTACGCATCCAACCCGATCTTCAAGATGTTCATGTCGTGGCTGACCCTCCCTGACGGAAAGTCTATTCTGTTCCGTGATCCGGCGAATGGAGATTTCAGCGAAAGGTACAGGGGGTTCCACCTGTATAAGGCGATTGCCAGGTACTGCCGAGATACGGCAGTGCCTCGCAAGCAAATTGAGAGGTTCGGATCAGCTTATCTCATTGACAAGGTGCCCCGGGGTGAATCGTTCTTGGTGATTGAGTAGTAGATATTTACTCCTTCTTCTCATCCTTCTTCTTGTGGAGCGTCTTATCAACACCCTCGCGGCCGCCGAGCATCGCACCGACAGCGTGGTGGGTGAAGTGGTACACCAGGGCAAACACGACACCGTGGACAGCGGCAACCGTCAGCTTGGATCCGCCCGGGGGCAGGCGGAGGAGAACGCCGGGGGTGAGGGCAACGAACAGGAGAACGACAAAGGCGAGCTTGAGCCACTGCATTTTGTTTGTATACTCCCTATATTTCATTTTCAGAACGAGGGCTTACCTACAAACATATCCTGGACGGCAGAAGGCACGGCAGCAGCGGCCGTGGCCACGACCGACTCGGTGTCTCCGCCCATGGCAAACAGCAGGCCGCCCGCACCGGCTCCCGACAGCAATCCAATCTTAGACGCATCCGTCCAATCGACCGGCTGCTTCTTCGTATAACGCTCGGCGGCATAGACTGCAACTCCGGCGAGGGCTACGATGACAATCACAATCAGAAGATTCGTGTCAATCATTGTATTTGATAGGTTCAGGCGGATTTGTTTACAGCTTTAGAACGAGCTCGCCGTCCTTGGCCTCCAGCTTCACCTCCTTCTCCTCCTCCTCCTTCTTCTCAGTCTCATCTTCAATGCCTAGATCAATCTCCGCGGTCTCGTCGGACAAGCGGAGCTTCGGGTGGTCATCGTCATCGGTTCCTACATCGTCATCATCTTCGTCCTCCTCGGTCTCCTCAAACGCTACCCGCTTCTCGGGCTCCGCGGGAGTGGGAGCAGGGGCAGGGGCAGGTGTAGGAGCAACCTCGGGCTCGGCCTCCGTAGGCTTGATTACATCCTCGGCCTTCTGGGGCGTCTCGTCAACCGAAAAATACGTGTTGACAATTGACTGCCAGGGGAGAAAGGAGTCCAGAACTGTATCGAAGGCCGTATCCAGGATCTCGTCAATCTCCTTACGGTTACGAGCCTGCTGCTCCGTCGTGACCCCAAACGTGCGGAACAGGTAAGCGTGCTCCCACGAGCGGCGGGCGACCTCCTTGTAGTACTCGTGCACGAACTTGGGCAGGGGCGGCCGCTCAAACTCCACATCAATGCTGTCCTGGGTCGTGCGGTACTGGATGGCCGCAAAGGCACGGAGGTAAGTCAGGAGAACGCCGGTCAAGAGCTCCTCCAGGTAAGAGCACTTGGAGGCAACAATGATACGCTTGACCTCGGCCTGGAGCACGTCCTCGGTCCATACAGGGATACGGGTGAGGAGATTCTGGAACGTCTTCAGAATCTGATCGGTCTGATTGTTCTTCTCGCAGATGGTCTTGGCGTTGTCGTAGACCGACCAGATTCCCTCGGCGACATGAGGCTGGACCATCAGGGAAAAACGATTGCGAATGTGTCGCTTGGCGAACTGGGCCTCGTCTTTCAGGGACATTCCGATTTGTCTTGACGACTCATATCTTTAATTATACATTGAACGCCAGTGCTCGGGCATGGCGGTACTGAAATCTGTGAGAACCGTCTCCACCATCTTGCGGGTGAGCTTCATC